TGTTCCGATGATTAAGTAAATGATATCCATGTTATTTGTCTTTTCAAAAATAGGTTAAAGTATTTGCAATTCCAAATTAAATGCGTTTTAATATAAAATCAAACGCTTCGTGTAAAGTGACTGTGCGATAAATTTCAGCCATGCGAAAGGCGTGTTCCCATGTTGGTGCATACCATGTTTTGGTGTACAATTCCTTTCCGCTTTCGTTGCGATAAACGCATTCGTATATGTTGATGATTGCTTCCATAGTTGCAAGGGGGTGATTAAACCCCCATGATGTTGATTGAACTTGTGATTTCGATGGCGTTACCGAATGTGTAACGGTGGTGTGTTTTTGTACCCGTTTTGTAAAAAGGCATTTTGAACTCATAAAAAGTATGAACGCCATTGGGTTTTTGCCAGTGCTTCAATGTGGTAAGTGTGAACATTTTTTCAGTTACCTCACATACAACCGCTTCGCTGATTGAACCTTGTAAATCCGAATAGTAAGTTACCATATCACCTACCTTGATACCGTTGAATTTTTGTTTGTTTGTCATTTTCATAGTACAAATATACATTTGATATTTGAAATTACAAACACATACACAAATAAAAAAAGGGATTTTACTCCCTTTCTTTTGTAAATGGTTACTTTTCCTTTGTAAGTGACTTCAACATTTCAATCAAACGGGGGCATGGGTACACATCCGCCTTGTCCGCACGAACTGAATTGTGGGTGAATACACCTGATTCGTTCTTCAATGCACGCTTGGTTACAACCCAAATATCCTCATTGTAGGTTAAATCAATGCCGTACTTTTCATTCCAAAGAATCAACAAGTCCTTAACGGATTGGATTTGTTCGTCTGTGTACTTATGCCACAACTTGTATCCTTTGTAGGCCGTTGAAAGTTCCGTCACTTGGTCTGCGGGTATTTCGCCACCCACATAGTTGTAATACTTTGTGCCTTTTTTAGTGATTGGACCCCAATTGCACACCTCAATTCCGATGGATGTTCAATCCAAAGGTAGGTAAGGGCAACCATGCCCCATAAAATGCTTTGTGCCTAACCCTAAATGATACGCCCAATACTCACTACCAAACCCTTGTACGATTGTGCCGTCTGTTGAGATGGCAACACAAGTTGCAACCTTGTTGGCAACCTTTTCCCAATACGCAAAGGTTTGTTCACCGCTTCCGTTTCCTGCAGTGTGGTGAAGATAGATTTGGGTCTTTTTAACCGCTTCGCGATTGTATGCCCTAAATGGTACTTGTTTAATTTTCATCTTGTTTCTTTGATGCGCCAAAATAGAATGATACTACCATAGTCACAATGGATGTTACCCCACCCGCAATGGTAAAATAAATGTCCTTTTGATCCGTTGGAAAATCCCAAAAGATAATTGAAAACAATATGGCATAACTCAATGCCAAAATTGATATGGCTACAATGCCAGTGATGTTTGTCTTAAAATTGTTCATCCTTGTCCAAAATTAAATAGTAATGTTGAAATATGATTTATACAACGATTCTGCCAGTTCGGGAGTTGTAGCCCATCCAATAACTTTTTTCTTTCCATCAATTCTTGCTCGTACATAATAATGATTCTTTTTATTAGTTGGATCAAAGTATACGCATGATGGTAAATTCCTTTTGTTGTTAATGACCATTTCCTTATTAATACCATTTTCCCTTGTTGTCACTTCTCTCAAATTTTCAATTCTATCATCTGATGAAATGCGATTAATGTGGTCTATGTTTTTTGTAGAAAATTTATTAAACATTGCATATACAACTCGGCTTCTTGCCAACATTTTTCCACAACAAGTTACAAAATGGCGATTCAATTTATAATCAAAATATCCCGCTTCTTTGCCAATTACGGTTTTGTTCGATATTTTTTTCTTCCAATACAACTTGCCATTGTCGTATGTGAAAATTTCATTGAAATCAATGTTTACCATTATCCTTGCCCCCTTGAAATCTTTTTTGACTTATGTTTATTGATGTGCTTGGTGTGTCTGCCCAACTTCTTCTTGGGTTTCACACGAAATGTCGATACATTACTTTTGATTGCCATTATTTGATTCCGTTTAATCGCATCATGTTTGCAATGGATGCGGTGTCCATACCTACCAAAGAAGTATCAACGCCCATGAACATCATCGTGGTTGCCATTGCTTCAATCTTTGATTCTGCCTTTGCCACTTCTTTTTCCAATGCCTTCTTTTCTTCCACCTTTGCCTCAACCATCTTTGCATTCATCGTTTGAGCCATTTTGGTGACTTCTCCCGCACTTTGAATGTTTTTTGATACCTTGTTAAGCAACGCGTCTATTTCGTCAATCTGAGGGCTTTGTTTCGCGTGGGCAATTGTGAACACATAACCAGTGATAAACAATGCGCTAAATACGATTAAAAGATTTTTCATAGTTTTTTCATTGTTTGCATGATGCGTATTTCGGTCATCGTTGCCGCCAAACACGAATCCGACTTTTTAAGGGCGTATGTGAGTTTGTCAATCTTGGCATCCAAAACCTCTATCTTTTGGTTTGCCTTTTCGATTTGTTCTTTATAGCCCGAACGAAGGTCCAAATACAAATACCCAACAGCCACAAGCATACAAAAAGAAACGGCAGCAATCGGGTTTTTGCGGAATTGCTCAAACGAAACGGGAAGGGCATTGGGTTTTACTTTCGGTGTTGTCATCTTATGCTATAGGTGGAAAAGGCGGTGGTGGTGGTGGAATGTATTCGGCTTCGGGTAAATCTAAAACCCAAGCGTATTCACTTGCTTCAACTTCGGGTTTGTCCTCATCGGAAAGGAATAAAAACCAAACGCCGTTTATATCTTGAACGCAATTAAAAAATTGATAAGGGGTATAATACTGCCCTTGTACCTGTGTGTACTCTGATTCCGAAAGTGTATATCCTATTGACATAATTTGTTATACTTGACGTGAAAGTGTTGTTTGGAAAGTTTGTACGGCGGTGTAGAAATTAGATGCTTGGGTGTCGGTTAAGCCGTCCCCGATATGACAAAACGCATAATTTTTATTTGCAAAACTTGATGTTGTATTCCTTGCTCCCAAAATAAAATTTGTAGTTGTTTGTCCAGCGGTTGGAGTTGCGACTGTAAGTATAGATGTATTATTTTTAAATATTTTATATGTAGCATTAATTATCCTTGTATTCAAAGTAAACCCCACAGCGGTTATCCCTGTTGCTGAGGTTAACCCAGTATTATTACCAACAAAAGGTGCACCACCAGCATAAGCAGCAATTATTAATGAGAAAAAAGTTGCTCCAGTATCTTCTGAATTTAAATCCCAACCCGTTGAAGATGGATTATCTCTTATATATACACTAAATGATTGTGATGTTTGTGCTAAATTGCCTGTTGGAACTAAATTAGTGTCCATATAAGCACTCGTTCCGTTAGGCGTTACCCCCGTACTCGCAAAAGTCCATCCACTCGAAAAAGTACCCGTAAATGAACTGCTCTTTAAGTTCTGCGCACACGCTGCCGCACTTGCACCGACCATTGGATAGATGGCTTTCATACTTGACCAGATACCCGCACTTTTCATATCAAGTACAAGTTGATTGGTTGCGTTCTTTTCGGTGGTGGTAAGCGAGCCACCCGCAGTGGTAACGCGGTCAAAAAATGCTTGAGCATCGGGGTCAAAGCCACCGCCAGAAGAAACGATGGTTCTTCCGCCAACCCTTACACCAACTCCAACGCCAAACATTATTCTCCGTACATTACAACTGAACCACTCGCCAAGGTGATTGAACTGATATAACTACCATCTGCAACGGCAATGAATGTGCCTTGCTTTAATGTTACACCACTCAATCCCAATGTTGTCATCAACGATGCTGCGGATTGATCCAAAATTGCAGATACAACGGCATCCGCATTTACCACAAACCCACGGAATCTTCCCGTGTTGGCACTTGTGTTTGATACGACCTTTGAACCCGTGTAACCCGCGCTAAATGAACTTGCTGAAATACTCATATCTATAAAACGATTTTTTGTTAAATTGTTACGGATTACGGGTTATTTGCCCAATGCCTTGCGCCCACAAAGTGCCATCACAACACTTTTTGGAGTATACATTTTTGTCCTTGCACAAACACGCCCGTGTTCCACCACCTTGCGGGGATGACCTTGATGGGGTTTTCCACCCATTTTGTGTGTTGTTCGGATTATTAGGGTTGTTCCAATTGCTCATTTTTTGAAAATTAAAAGGATTAAAAATAACAATGCCAACACCGATCCAATCGCCACACCAACTTTTTGTGGTACACTGATGCGTTCCCTATACTGAACTTGTGGTGGTAACTGAATGGTCTTGGTATAACGGATGGTGTCTGCCTTTACAATTGTCTTAACTCTTATCACATCGTGATTTCTGTAAACAATCGTTTTAACGCCATCTTTTTCTATTGTGAGGGTATCAATCGTTTTTGTTGTAAAAGTGTCTGTAATGGTCACAGAATCACGCACAAACACGGTATCAATGCCATACACGCTTATTTGTGCCATGGCGGGGTTCTTTTTGATGGCTTGTTTCAAATGCCACTGCGCCGAACACCCCGTCAACAAGATGATAAGTGTTAATAATTTACCACCTTTGACAAACAAATCGCACTTCACCTTATTGATGGTTTTCAACTGCGTCATGTAGGTGGTCAATTTCTTGACCTTTTCATCCTTTGGTTTGTATGTTTTCTTTACAGATTCCATGAAACATAGTTTGACGGATTTGTATTTGGGTATTCACCCGCTTGTTGGTCCTCGGTGTACTGTGAAAATAATTGTGGGTAGTAACTCAAATAATCCACAACCCTA